CACCAAACACATACTACTTTGTCCATCATCACCAACTGTGACATATCATATAAATGGCGTGTCGCAACAAGAATGGATTGATCTAGTAAGTGCTGATATAAGAAAACACACCGATAGAGAAATTAGAATTAGAAACAAACCTAGACCTAATAACGAGTGGTGGAATAGAGATATAAAAGAAGATTTAAAAGACTGTCATTGTCTAGTCACTAATATGAGTTTGGCAGCGATAGATGCTATATTAAATAAAGTACCAGTAATATGTGCGGGTACAAATGTTGCTTATCCAGTATCAGGTAGAGACCCTACTAAAATAAACAAACCTATGAAACCAGGTAGAAAGACAATAGAAGAATGGTTAAAGTTTGTAGTAGAAAATCAGTTTACAATTAAAGAGATAGAAGATGGCGTAGCTTATGAAACATTAAAGGTACAATATGCTTAATTTTGCTTGTGTATATTATGGTGACAAGTATAGTGTTGATTATGTAAGAATACTATACAACATGGTACAAAGAAATACTAAAGTTGCGTTTAAATTTATTTGTTTTACAGATAGCACTAGTATTCATAGAACCTTAACATCAAAAAATATAGAGTTTAGACAATTCAAAAGACATGACTTTCAAGGCTGGTTTAATAAACTACAGCTGTTTAGTCCAGATAGTGGTTTAGTGGGTAATACTTTATATATGGATTTGGATATAGTGATATTAAAGAATATAGATGATTTTTTTCTAATAGGTAAAGATAAGAACTTTGTAGGTATGAATGATTTTAACCCTACGACAAAAATATTCAATTCAAGTATTATGAAATTTAATAATGAAACTGCTAGTAAAATGATATGGGAACCATATATGAAAAGACGAGGTGATTTCAAAAGACACCACGGTGACCAAAACATCATATCAGAACTACTAAAAGGCCAACCTGATGTTATATCATTTCCAGACGAATGGACACAATCATATAAATGGTTAAATCGCAAGGGTGAAAGATATGGCAGAGATAGAATGACTTATGAAAAAGACCCTAATGCGAAAGTATGTGTATTCCACGGTAGACCCAATCCACACGAATCAACTCAATTATGGGTTAAAAACCACTGGTATTAGTCAAAAAAGAACAAAACAAGAACATTTATAGTCAAATAACCCTTATAAATTAGGGGCAAAAAATGCCTTGACTTATACGATAGACCTGATATATTAATAGTATGAATAAGAGAGAAAAAGAAATAAGAGTTAAATTGTTGATGAAAAGACTTGACAATGTTGATAAAGTGTGTAAAATGTATCCAAAGATGTCAATGTTTTATCAATCTAAAATGATTAACAAAATGAACAAAGAACAAAATTTATATTTTAATAACAACTATAAGAAAGGACAAACACTATGTCAAAAGTAAAACAATGGGCTGAAAATACAGCTGAGAAAAAAGTAGATGATATTATCTACAAATTAAAAGATGGTCAGATTGACTTAACAACTGCTAGTGAACAAACACTAAAAGTTGAAAATGTTAATATGTTAGGTATTGATGAGAACAATGTTGAGGAGGCTTTAACTCAATAATGACAACTTTTAATGTAGTATATTTAAGAGAGTATATTGATCCAGAAAATGAGTGTGAAACATTTTCTGCTTACGAAACTATTTACAGAAATGTACCTAGTAAGTATTATCAAAAGTTTGATAATGAAAAAATGAAAATGAAAATGTTAAAACATTGTGATTGGAATTACAAAGATAGTGCCGTTAACTTTACAAATGTTTCTAATGTGATACTTGTATCAGAAAAAGAATATTATACATCTTTCGCTGATGTGTTTGCTGACAGTATGGCTAAACACGAAATAGAAAGAGAAAAAAAACATATGTGGACAGATTACGGTCAATCAAACGATAGACAATCTTTAAGAAAAGATTTTAACCCAGCTTTAACAAAAAGTAAAGTTTACAGCTACAACGGAAACAAATTAAATTAGGAGGATACTATGGCAGATGTAAAAACAGATGTTCACTATTTCAAAGATGATATAGGTAAGAACTTATACAGACAGAAAACTTATTATACAGTTGTTGTTGAACAAGATGTATTGGCAAACAGCAAAGACGAGGCTAATGATAAGATAAGAGAAGGTGGTGGTATAAACTACAGTAAGATTAATAATGAGATAGTACATAATAATGACGGTGTTGAAACTTATGTTGTTGATGCAAACTATACAGAAACTGGTGACACTCAATATATTGGTAAAGTAAAATGGGATACTGATAGTTATAATCAAACACTTGAAGAAGCAAAAGAAAACTTGGATATTCATATTGATACTTGGGCTGCTGAAAACGAACCAGATCAAGTTGATACTGGTACAAAAGAAGAATCAGATGTTGATGTTGCTTTAAATTTACAAGCAGAAAGTCAAAGAGGTAAGTAATGAGTGAAGATGTATTAGGTTATTCATCACACGATTGGCGTAAACATACAGATGACGCAGTGGTAGTAGATGATAAAGTTGAACATAAAGGTTTAAAAGTAAATAATAGTAGAGTTATCTTTACACACCCAAAAACATTAAAAGAGGAAAGTGTAGATGTTTCTAGGTTGATAAGAGTATATGTAAATAACCAAGAGAGTCATAAGAGGAGTGTTAAGTGAGTAGATATATAAATGTTGAACTTAAAAAGAAAACTATATTAGAAGCTATGAATATAGTTAGAGTACAAAGAGATTTAGGTTTTCCAGCTTATCAAAAAGGTGAACCTATACATGACCTACTTATGGAAATTAAAAGAGATGTTAATAGACAAACCAAACAAAATAAAGTTAGTGCGTGGAAAGAGTTTTTACACTTTTGGCCATTATCTATTATGTGCCCACTATTTTTATTATTAATATTAGGAGGAGTGATAGCAGGTATATGAAATATAGAGAAGACGAAATATTAGATGAAGTAAAAGAATATATTGGTAATACTTACAACCAACACTATTCTACAACAGAAGATGGTTTCCAAGTACAAGATATGTTAAGACAACTTGGTATTGATAAAGACTTCTGTCAAGCCAATGCAATTAAGTATCTATGTAGATATGGTAAAAAAGATGGCAAGAATAGAAAAGACTTATTAAAAGCAATACACTATGTTGTATTATTAATGTCTAGTGAAGATAACGATTATATTAAAGACATGGTACAAACAAAAGAAGACCCTATGGGTGTCACAGGATTGGATAGCTAATGCCATTTGGACCTAAAGCGCTACGAAATAGTAGAGAGGAATTTGTTTTAAAAAACATAGAGTATTTTAAAGTAAATGTATATGAGGGTGGTAGTGAATGGACTAGAAACTATTTTGATTCATATAGAGAAGCTATTAAGTATTGGCGTGAGTTATATAGAAGTGGTAGAAAAGTTTTAATATATGCGTGTAGAGATGCCGAGAGTGAAGGTGAATTATCTACTGGTATAAATGACAGGAGTATATTTAAGAATGAGCAATCAAAGACCAGGTAAATTACAAAAACCATTAGATAGAAATGGTGATATGCAAGTCTTCAAATTTTTTAAGACTGCCGCTAAATTGTTAAATGAAAGTGGTAAAGAAGATGAGGCATTTTATATGGAACAAATGGTTGATTATTTAAGAAGTGGTAAACCATTGCCAACTAGTGAAGATGAAATAGTGAGGGCACTAGGTATATGACAACTAAAAGTTGTATAATTAGGGGGGTAGATAGGGTCGAGTCGTGTACTATTTGCTCGCTCAGCGGTCGCTCAGCGGCAGAAAAACAAGTAAAATCAACGCTTTTTATAGGGTTGACAAATATAACGACTTATGATAAGATTAAGACTAATTAAATTAATTGGGAGGAATATACTATATGATGTACACAAAAGAACTACTTTTTAGTGAGTTTAAAGAAGTGACTAAAAAAGATGAGAGAAGTAAGAAACCAAGTTATAAACACAGAATCGCTTATTTACAATCTTTAAAAGAAGATTTTGATAAGACACCTAAAAACTTTAGTAATATTAATATATCAAGTGAACAACTACAAAATTTAATAGACGACTGGTCCGCACCAAAACCTATTGACGCTTTTTATAAAAGAGGTTTTGGTATGACTTACGCTGAGAAAAAAGCAGAAGAAGACGCAGAGTATTATGATTTGTCTAAAGGCGAAAAAGTCTATATGAAAAAGAAGTTAGAAGATACAGATACAGTACACTAATGAAAAAGAAACTTAAAGAATTGGTAGATAGTCATAATGATTGGGTGAGATCACTTGGTGTTGATATAGATTCCGAGTACCACTCATTTGACGGTTATGATATGCCAGACTATACTTGTAGGCCATCGCTCCCTACTAGTGATAAAATCGCAGGTGTCGGCTTGAAAAGAAAGTATGCCACACAGGTACCTGCTGGTAAAACAATTGGTGTGGCGTATAACAAAGGTCCTTACATGGTTGTTGATAGTAAGGATTTTAAAACAATGGGAAAAAAAGTATGAGAACCTTGATGATGATGACTATTTTAGTCTTAATGACTACAATGGTTAAAAGTGAAGAAACCTATACACCTAAAGAGTTTGCTACGAGTGTTATAGAATTACCTGGTAAAGTCGTTAGTCATGTGACTGCGGAGATACAGGAGACAAAAGATTTCCAAGCTAAGAGCTGGGCTGAAGCAAAGAAGAAATGGCCTTGGAATAAAATCTTTAAAGGTGAAAATAATGAGTAATGGTGATTTTGTTTGTTCTAGTCCTAATGACGGAACACATTATTTTAGACCTGTGACTGCCAGAGCACACACTTTCTGGCAGAAACAAAACTTTAATAAATTTGTAATAGATAATACAGAAGACTATTACATAGTAAAAAGTGTGGATAGTGAAAAGATTTGTAATGAGATTAGACAAAATAATATGGATTTTACTAGTTAGTTTATTTTTAACTAACTGTACTGCGACTCGAAGTAATGTAGGTGCTGTGTTAGGCTCTACAACAACGACAGGGTCATGTGTCGCAATGGGTGTAGAAAATCCTTATGCGATTGCTGCGTGTGCTGTGACTGGTGCATTTGCTGGTGCAGAGATTATGTACAACTCTGATTATGATGTACACAATGCTGTATTCGTAGATCATTTAAATACAGGTCCTAGTACAAGTAGTTATACGAATTGGTACAATTCAAAGACTGGTAATAGTGGTATAATTAAAACTACTTCTAGTTATTTGAAAGGTCCTATGAAATGTAAAGATTATAGTGCCACAGTAGATATTACTAATAACTGGCCATTGATTGGTGTCGGTGGTGTTAATAGAAATACTATATTTGGAGTTGCTTGTCAACTACCAGACGGCAGATGGGTAGAGTATAAACAATGATGTCATTTAAAGAATTTGTAATGTTTATTTTATCGCTTCTTGCGGTAATATTCATATCAATGAACTGGTCTGCGAAAGCAGAAGTAGAGGGATTAACTGATGACTTATCTGGTGAAACAGCTAAAGTTATCGCTGTCGTAGAAGGTGATACGATATATTTTGAAGACGGAACTAAAATTAAAGAAAGTGAGTTTAGTGAAACTGTAAGTAAAACAGAAGATGTTTTAGACAAGCTAGAGAAAGTAGAACTAGCAAAAGGTAAGATAGAGTACAACAAAATTAAAATTATAGAACCTGAAAGAAACAATGATCAATATTGTTTTGTAAAAGTTATCATCAAACAAAAAGGTGATACACTTATAAAGGAAGAAATTTTGGAGTGCGCAGACGGTCGTAAAACATTTGATGGCCCTAGCTATTGGGAATTGTTTGCACAATTCTATTATAGAGATGTGTCGGCTCCAGAATACTGCCGATGGTACAGTCGGAAAAAACATGCTTTCAAAACGCCAGGAAAGACTTGTTTACAAATAAATGGCGAGTGGAAAGTAAGATAATGATAAGAAACATAATAATTCTTGTATTGTTGTCGGTTATTGTCTTTGATATATCAGGGGCTGAGTTTTTAGACTATATATCACTTGGACTTGACAAAATGCAAGACTTCGTGTATAATGTGAAAAGTGAGGTTAATTAATTATGAATAAGTACATGAAAATAGTGGGTGCGTTATCCCTTGGTCTTTTAGTTGCAAATTGTTCTGCGACTTATAAGATTAAAAACGAGAATGGAAAGGTCTTAAATCAAGTGCCTAAATGGTATATGGCAGACTTTTCTGAAAAGAAAGCGTGTGATACGCCTACTTTTGGTAAAGACAAAGATAAAATGTGTATCTTTGGTGTTGGTACTGCGGTATCACCAGACCTACAGTTAGCGATTGAAAAAGGTATGATGATTGCTAAAGCTGAATTGGCTGATATAATCAAAGGTGAGATGAATAAATCATCTAAACAATTTATCACAGAACTTGGTAAAAATCATAACAAAACTACAGTATCAGAAGTAGAATCAGTTATTGTTAACTTGATTAAAGATACACCTGTTAGAGGTTATGAAATCTTTGCTAAAGATGTGACAATCACAAAAGACAAATACTATCGTGTTTGGATTGGTCTGAAGTTGCCAATGGGTGAGTACAATAAAATGTACAATTACACAATCGCTGAAGCAGTTGATGCTTATAATGTAAAAGAGAAAGCAAAAATTGCTTACGAGAACCTAATGGGTAGTGATAATGAAGATAACAATATACAGTAAAAACAACTGCGTGTTTTGTAATAAGGCGAAGCATTTAGTAAAATCGCTTGGCCTTACTTACACAGAAAAGAAAATGGAAGAGTTTGATAGTCCACAAGCAATGTTAGAAGACATTGGTAAACAAGTGAGAACTATGCCACAAATAAAGATTGACGATAAACTAGTCGGTGGATACAATCAATTAGTAGAGTATTTTGCTGACTTGGGTAAAGTAAACTTTAAGGGTGAAATCATTGACAAAGGATAATATTATATTATTTCCTACTAATAGAATTGTAGAGAAGAAGAATACTGGTCCTAAAAAAGATGACAAGTTTTCTAAAAAACTACAACTAGAGCAGACTAAACAGTTTGTAGAAACTTCGGTAGATGATATTAGTATATCTTTGTTAAGAAAGTTTTATGATTTGGCTGTCAAAACAAACAAAGAAAGTTTTACAAAAGACTTGGCAATGTTAGTTGATATGATGAGAGGACTAGTATACAGAGATTTTGGTATTAGTCACCCATCACAATATTTGTCAGATAAACTTGTTGAACTAAAGACATTAAAAGACGGAACTCAATCTGCTAAAATAGATTATTCAAGTATTATGGAAAAGAAACATAAACAACATAAACCATTTAGTCCAGATATTAAAGATGAGTTAAGAGATATAAATGATCAAGCTGGAATGTTTGACGGAGAGCCGTTAGATGATAAGTAAACAAAATTCGTTAAGAATCGCCTTCGCAGGTTGTAAAATAGCTTTTAACAATAAACTCAAAAATATAAAGGAGTAGTAAAATGTTAAACACTTTAAAAAATATATTTGCTAATGACGAGCTAGTAAAAGTAAAGACAGTAAAAAGAACTGTTGAAACTAGAGGCAGAAAGTCATTATCAAAGAAACAAAAGATTCTAAACCTTTTATCTAAAGGTGAGAATGTGGCTTGGACAACAATCCAAAACAGATTCGATTTAGAATCACCAAGATCAATGATTGACACTTTAAGAGCTGAAGGTTATATGATTTTTGGTAATAGAGTTGGTGGTAAGAAATACTACAGAATGGGTACGCCTACAAGAGCTATCGTTGCTGCTGGTATCAAAGCATTATACGGAACACCGTTCAAGTATAATAACCACAAGGTTTCTGTAAAGAAATCTGACTTAATTGCACTTGATGCATAATTAAAAAACCAAGATGGGGCGCTTCGGCGCCCCTACTTATTATATGGATTTACAACACGGATTTGGATTATTTTTTATAGGTATCACACTTACTTTGGTAGGTTTTTTTACTGCCTATATAGTAATAAACTTACATAAAAAACATTTAGAGAATGAAGAAATTAGAAAAAGAGAAGCAAAGAAGAACCCTTATAACTTTGGGACAGGCAATGAAAAATAAAAAGATGACTCGTAAGGTTGATACTTACGAATATGAATCACTAGCAGAATGTATTAAAATGGATCAAGTGCCAGCGACTGAAATTGCTGAACTATTTACTGATAAAGCATTCTATAAATGGTATAAAAAGAACCACTTAAATGATTGATAGTTTAATACAAGACGAGATAGTACAACAAACCAGCGACAATGAGGTCGCTGTTTTACTTTCTGGTGGAGTAGATAGTTTATCTGTTGCATTTGCTGCGCATAGACTAGGTAAAAAGATTACGGCATATACATTTCATTTAGAGGGTAATCAATCATATGACGCTATGAAAGCATCTGAAGTTGCGAGGTTGTTTGGTTGGAACTGCCATACAATTATCGTACCTACATTTAATTTACAAGAAGATTTTATGAGATTAGTTAAAGAAGTTAGATGTAAAAAGAAAACACACTTTGAGTGCTGTTTTCCATTTCTATATGTGTATCCTGAAATAAAAGAGAATGTTGTTCTATCAGGCTGGGCTGCTGATGGTTATTATGGCATATCCAAAAAGGCAATGTTGCATTATGGTCCAGGTAAGACAAAAGAAAAATTTGATGAGTTTAGAGATAATTATTTTGATATAAACAATCAAGCTGGTTATCTATGGCATGAGTTGATTGCTAGAAATAATAAAAAACAATTAATCACACCATACTTATCAATGCCAATAAAAGATTTCTTCTACAATAAAACTTGGGAAGAACTAAACAAACCATTTCAAAAACATCATGTTGTAAATGCGTTTGATGAGTTTAAAAAATTTAAATTTAAAAAACATATCAATCTACAATTAGGTGCTGGTGTAGATAAGTTATTTGAAAAATTGATAGATGATAAGTTTATTAATTTTAAATTTAGAAAAAGAGTGATGGACATATGCAGAGATTGGTCTAATATGTCAGATGATATAGGAGTATTACAATGAAACAATTAAAGAAAATGATTAAAGGTATTGTTTATGTTGGTGGTTTCTTAACTGCGTTAGCTTTGTTATTAAACTATTTACAAGGAACATTATTTCTTTCTCAAATGATGTAAGTATGATATTAGTAGATTTAAACCAAGTATTGATTTCTAATTTGATGGCTCAAACTAGAGGACAGTTTGATGAGCTACCAGATAAAGATATGTTAAGACATATGGTACTAAACTCATTACGAGGTTATAATCTAAAATTTAAACAAGAGTATGGAACAGCTATCTTATGTGCCGATGGTGCAGACCCATGGCGTAGAGATATATTTCCAAATTATAAATTTAAAAGAAAACAAAATAGAGAAGAGTCTAGTATAGATTGGAATGCTTTGTTTACTATGATAGGTGAGATAAGAGATGAGATAGCAAAGAACTTTCCATATATAGTTTTACATATAGATAAGGTTGAGGCAGATGATATAATCGCTGTGTTAGTAAAAGAGAACCATGATAAAGAAAAGATAATGATTATATCTGGCGACAAAGATTTCATACAACTACACAAATATCCAAATGTAAAACAATATGCACCTATACAAAAGAAGTTTATAGAGAGTGATGACCCAAAAAACTTTTTACATGAACAAGTAATTAAGGGTGATAGATCAGATGGTATACCTAATATATTAAGTGCTGATGATGTATTTGTGACTGGTACTAAACAAAGACCTATAAACAAAAAAAGACTGGAAGAGTGGGCAAATATTGATACAATACCACTTGGCTCTGAAACAAAGAAGTATTATGAGCGTAATAAAAAATTGATTGACTTGGACGAGATACCAGGTCATATATATAATGATATAAATAGTAAATATAAAAACTATAAAGTAAACGACAGGACGCTGTTATTAACTTACTTTATAGAAAACAAACTAAAAACATTGATTGAAAACATTAATGATTTTTGAAAACATATATATGGAGTAAAAAATGGCACAAGATAACCCAAATCTTATTTCTAGGAAAGCGATGGAAGCAATGGCTGGAACAGCTGGTTCTTCTTATCCACTAGTAAGTGAGATTTTTTTAAAGGTCAATAATGCCAAAGACAAACCAAAGAAGATTGAGATATTAAGACAGTATGATAAACCTGCCTTAAGACAAATCTTAAAAGGTTGTTTTGATCCTAAAATAGAATGGGAACTACCAGAAGGTACCCCACCATTTATAGAGAATGATGTACCAGCAGGTACAGAACATACTTTACTTATTCAACAAGCAAGTAAATTATGGCATTTTGTAAAAGGTGCTGATAACGCTACGAATAGACTACAAAAAGAAACTATGTTTATTCAGATGTTAGAAGGTCTACATAAGGACGAGGCGCAAGTATTATTGAGCATGAAAAATAAAGAACTTAATAAGACTTATAAAGGTCTAACAGCTGAATGCGTCAAAGAGGCATTTGGTTGGAATGATGACTTTTCAAAGAGATAGAATCATAGAAATAAAGGGTGCGACATCAAAATGTTCACCCTTTGTTCCCCCTAAAAATAACGATTTTACTAG